CTACACAGAGAATACCAGAGACTACAACAAAGAAGGTCGCTGACACTGTAGAAGTTCCGAAGAAGAATAACAAAATAGTATATTCTCCAGAGTTTGAAGAAGTATGGAAACACTATCCTAAAAAGAGAAACAAACCTAAATGTTATACAATATATAAAAATGCTGTAGAGAATAAACACCATAATCATGACGTTATACTTTACGGTGTCATACAGTACGCTAAAGAGTGTTTAACTAAAGGCACAGACCAAAAGTACATTAAGTATCCAGAAGGATTTCTGAACGATGAAAGATACCTTGAATACAGACGTATGGACGAAGTAAAAAAAGAACGTCCTAAATCTGAAGATATTGTATTACCTTTCTAAAATTTATCAATTAGTCCAAAACTATTAAACAAAAACTGAACAATGAATGGAGAGATTTTATTATGACAAACGCACAATTAGTATTCGTAAACAATAACAATGAGGTTGTAACAGACAGTTTAACGGTGGCTGAAGTATTCGGAAAGCAACATAAAAATGTAATTCGTGATATTCATAATTTGCACAATCAATTAGAAGAAAAAGGTAAGCTCAATTTTGAGCCGATCTCTTACAATGATTCTATGAACAGAGAGCAATTGAAATATAACCTTACTAAAGATGGTTTTACTTTGCTTGTTATGGGGTTCACTGGAAAACAGGCGTTACAATTCAAAGTTAAATACATTGAAGAATTCAATAAAATGGAGCAACACATTAAAGATCAACAACAGGCGCAACCTAAAACGGCCCTCGATCAAATACAGCAATTATTGTTAGAAGGTACGATGGAATTAAAAGAAAAGGTTGAAAGCCTGGAAACATTCACTAAAGAAGGTTTCGGAGATATTCAGAAAGAGTTCATTAATAAAATGACTATCGACAGTCAACAACAACGGATCATGCAAAACACTGTAGAAGCTAGTGTGCGCTATTGCTGGAACAACGGAACTAATCACGGCCGTTTCACTAAAAGACAACTATTCTCAAAGGCTCACAGACGTTTGAAAGATCGTTACGGGGTTTCTAGTTATAAAGACATATTATCGAAAGACTTTGAAGAAGCTATAAACTACATGAGAAATTGGAAAGGAGAATAATATTGTCCAACTCTATTAAACAATTTATAAATAAATCTTTACAAAATATAAAAAAAGTTGTAAAGTAATAAGTGTCAAAGGGACACGGCCATCAAAGGTTGTAACAGTTATGGACGAAGAAAAGCTGTTATCCAAAACTATTAAACAATTATTGGAGGGAAAGCTAATGTTCAAACAAGAAATTAACAGTGAAAAAGAAGTTGTATTCACTTTTGATAATAATGATATTGTACACAACAACACTTATATAGATAACGCTATGATTTATTTTGAAAAAGGTTATGAGGTCAAGACGGATGAAACGATCAAAGGTGTTAGAACGGTAGTGTTGTATGATCCACAAAAAGTATTTGTTAAACAGATCGACATGAAAACAGGAAAGTGCATGTATTACCCTATGAATCATATAACTACAGGTGAGTTGTTAAAGGCTGAAGCGATCTTTAATTACATTGATTGGTGCAAAGACATAGACGTTCTCCAGGAAGATGAAAGAGAGTTAAAATATTCTATCGTAACCTATAGAGGTACACCGCAAGAATGTACAAAGTGCGGTTGTGAATCATACGAAGATGGCCCGCTATGTATGGGGTGTGATCTGGAGGTGACAGCGAATGTTTAATAAATTCAAGTTTAATAACGGTGATAAGGTGCGCAACATTTACGATCAAAAGGAAGGCACTGTTATAAGACGTTTTCAAACAATCCAGAATTACGCTACAGGGCCGAGCCGAGTTATAAACATGGTAGAGTGGCGACTTGATGAAAACACAATGAGAACAAGCCCAGAAACTTGTTTAAAACGAATGGAGGGTTATTGATATGTGGGAAACAACTGAAAATACATGCCCAGAGTGTGGAGGCCTTATAAACGCTAGACTTGATGGCGATTTATACATTGAATGTGAAATGTTAGCTTGTACTTATGAAAGGGTAATAGATATACAGGAGGTTATTGACAATGAATAAAGTTGAAGCAAAAGAAGCGTTTGTAGTTGCATCTGGGTTAATGGCGTTTTGCTTTATGGTTGTATACATCATGAGTTACTGTATTACATACCTATAAATCCTGTTCTATTAAACAAAGGGGGAATTATTTTATGAAGTCACCATACGATTTTTATATTACGCCAAAAGAATATGAAGAAGCTGAAAAGAATGGTATCAGTTATGATTTGTTGACTCGTAGGGTCCGAAATTTAGGATGGGATAAACACACCGCGATGACGAAGCCGTCGCGACATAACGCGACAGGGTGGAACAAAGTGAAGGAAATAGCTTTGAAAAACGGAATTTCACGACCTACTTATGTAGCAAGAATGAAAAGGAATTGGAGATTAATTGATGCAATAAGTAAACCACCTATTGATAAGTATCAAGCATTAAAATTAGCTGAACAAGCTAACTCAAAATGTCAAAACAAAGCGTTGACAGATAAACAAGAGGAAATAGCGTTATCAAATGGAGTTTGTTATAGATTAGCAAGGGATAGAATCAGAGTTTTGAAATGGTCTTTAGAGGATGCTATAACAACGCCACCTTTAACAAGCGAGGAATGTGGAAGAAGAGGGAAAGAAGCGTCTTATTGGAATGAGTTGAGATTATAGAATTGAAGTCTTTAAATAAAACTGAAATATCGGTAATTTTAAAGTTCGGTTGACATGTATATATACACTATTTAACAATAAGTATTGATATATATAAACAACTGGAGGTAACGAATTATGAAAAAGAAAAGTACAGCGTGGATTTTATGGGCGTTATTTGGAACGTTTGGAGCGCATAAGTTTTATGTGGGTCAATGGGCTACAGGTTTAGTTAAAATGTTTACATTGAATTTCTTATTTGTCGGCCTGGTGCTAGACATTACAAGGATCAATACAGATGTAGACGCTTGTAACTATAGAAACGAAAGACGCTTTTAAAGGCGTCTAGCGATCTATTAGAAAGGAGATGACAACAATTAGTAATAATGCATTAGCGAAATACAACAACCATACAGAAATGGAAATAAGCGTACTGGAAGCAATGATTGAAGATAATACATTGATAGATGAATGTAGGCTTTCAAAAAAATACTTTTTATCAGCGAAGAATAGAGAATTATTCGAAACTATCTGTAAATTGTCTGATAAAGAAATAGATGTAAGCCCAAAAATGATTATTGATCATAGTCAACTTGACATGGATCATTTAATGAGTGTTATGTCATACGGATCGAACAAGTCAAACTTTAGTTTCTATGAAAAGAAAATGTTTGATTTTATCGAAGTAGAGGAAATGAGAAAACACGCGTCGGAGTTTTTGAAGGCCACTGAAGATAGGAACAGTTCACACGCGTCAGAAACGCTCTTAAACAACGTTACAAAGATTAGTGAAGAAAAGGTTGTGAACAGAGAAACTTTCCAGGATATGCTTTCCGACAGGGTTAATACACACGCTAATATGAAAAGCGAAGGTATAAGCGGTGTCGATACTGGCTGGGACGGAATGAACAACTTTACAGACGGCTGGCAAGACGGCGACTTGATCATTGTTGGTGGTCGTCCTGGTATGGGTAAAACGGCCCTAACACTTGATAGTATGAGAAATGGAGCGTCAAGGGATTTAGAAAACGAGTACCACGGGAAGTATTTCAGTTGTGAAATGCCAGGATTCCAGTGTATTGATCGTTGGATCGCTGGACAATCACACCTTCCTGTAGGGTCAATGCGAAACCCTAACAAGTTTTTCCCTATACTTGATAGGCGAACGGGTAAACCAGGAGAATCTTATGCAAAATATACGATCGCTGTTGGTGAATTAAGTAATATGCCTTTAGAGATCAGCGAAGAAAAAGATTTACGTTTGATCAAAGCCGAGATAAGGAAAACGGTTAAAGAACACCCTACTAAAAAATGTGTATTCATGATTGACCACATATCACACGTTAAAGTAGAAGGTGAAGGTATGAATGAAGATAAAACAAGGTTTGCGCACATTGTACGAGAGTTGAAAGAGTTGGCCGTGCGTTTGAAAGTGCCTATCATTTTATTAGTACAGTTAAACCGTGGCAATACAAACAGGGAAGACAAAAGGCCCGCAATGTCTGACATTCGTGAAACGGGTGAAATTGAACAGGTGGCCGATGTAATTATATTCCCGCATAGAGAAGACTATTATGATCCAGAAGCGCGAAAGAAAGAATTCCAGGACGTTGAAATAATAGTTGCTAAAGCAAGACAATCACAGCCAGGTACATACAATATGATTTTCCACGGGCCGACAAATAGGTTTATAGAGGTCGAAAAGTAATGACGGTAAAAGAAATGTATATGGAAGCTAAGAACGATAGAGTTATGTCGCTCGTAATTGTTATTGAATCTTTGCTACAGTACGGAAAGATTAAATTTAACGATTGTTCAACGGCTATAAATCCATATCTATTAAACAATTATGGAAAATGGAATAAACTTATTGTTAATGAAATGATAAAAAGGGGTTGTTATAAATGAAACCAGGACTTAAAGAACAGCATATAGGAACTTTAAGAGACTTGTATGCTATGAAAGATAATTCGCATTGGAGAATTGAATGCAAAAAGCTAGGTGGTGCAAAAGATTTAAAACTTGAATCATTGCAACGTGATCTGGACGAAATAAACAAATGGATCGGCATAAGAGAAAACGAACTATTCGAGATCATGAAGGAGGAAAGGGCGATATGAAAAAGTGGCCAGAAGCTAGAATTGTAGTTTCTAAAAAAGAAGTCGAAAGGCTGGAGGATAGTAACAAGAGGTTAGAAAAGGAATACAACGATTTAGTTTGGCAAACAAGAAAGACGGTTGAAAGAATGGCCGAGAACGATGTGACAAGAAGAAGATATTTAGACGGCATTTATGATAATACAAAGCTATTAAGAATCAATGAAGAATGGGTGGAGGAAAAGTTATGATTACATATTTAGTAGGTGAGTTCATTTATTACTTAGTTGTATCAACGGCGGTTATCACACCTGTAGTTGCTGGCGGTGTGATCTTACTAGAAAAGGCTGAAGGGATCATAAACAATGAGAGTAAACAAAACATGGATGAATAAAACAGGCTCTCTTACCTTTGAGGTGAGAGAGTGTATTAAAAAAAACGTGTTGTCCTATAGATATTACACAATAAACGAGGACGGAAACGAAACTTTAAAGGGTGTTGCTGGCACTAAGGCCACGGCCGTTAAATGGCTGAAGAAAGAATATGACATAGAAGGTATGTTCAAGACCAAAAAGAAGCCCAGGAAGAAAGTTAACGCGGTCAAAGTAGAATATGACGGACACAAGTTTGATTCTATGACAGAACGTGATTTTTATATCATGATGTCGAACACGAAACACGTATCAAATATTGAATTACACAAGACTTACCACCTGTTAGACGGGTACGAGATCGCCAGCATTGTTAACCAGGCTGGGAAAAGGAAGGTAAGGAAGAAATCTTATACACCAGATTTAGTTTGTGATATAACAGGCGTCGGAAAAGTGGCCTTTGATGTGAAAGGAAGTAAAATGGCCATACCGCGTGACTTTAGTTTACGAAAGCATTTGTTTGAAGTGAAATACGGCATTCAATTAGTGGTGGCGATCTACAACAAGAAAATGAAAGTGTGGGATTATTCGTGAACGAAAATAAAGTGTACGGTCAATTAAGTATGATGGAATTATTACTACAGGAACATAGAGAAGGAAAACTTCATTTAAGCGATCTTGTAAGAAGTTTAAATAAGCGTATTGACACAGTCAATAAAGAGTTTGCAAAGAAGGTGTTACGTTAATGGATTTATTATGGAAGGTAACTTATTTAACGGATCAAGGAGAAGACAGCGTTGAAATACTAGCTAAAACAGCGCACAGCGCGGAAATGCATGTTGCTTTGAATTATAAACCTTTAGCTATACTGGAGGTGGAAGAAGCGTGAACCCTAGCAAATACAAGAGTAAACCAATGAAGGAATGGACTGATACAGAATTGATCTTGTGTAAACACGACACTTTAAGGGACACTTACAGCGCGCTAGATAAGGGATATTACAATTCCGCGCACGCATACACTAGAATTCTATCAAACATTAAGAACGAGATAGAAAGAAGAGGTATGAAAGCATGATAAAAGCAATTAAACGATTTATATGTAAACATTGGTTTAAAAGGCACGATTGGAGTTATGTTGCTGGCGTTACGATTAACGGAATAAAGGAAGAACATTATGTATGCTTGCGTTGTGGTAAACGATCAAAACCGTTGAGATACAAAATATTATGAATTACTATGATCAACGGCATGTGGAAGGAATGCGGAAATACATTGAATCGAAACTAGGCTGGCAACATCGAGAGGAAATAGAGTCCTGGGACATGGAAAAGACGTTCAGAGAGTTTAGAAGGTTATACCATAATGAGGACAAGCCCTTGACGATGACAGAGAAAAAGAAAGCGATCTGGAGGAGATAGCATGGATAAAACGATTGTATTTAGAATTGTAACTAGTTTCGCTAACTACAGGACGGGACAAAGTGTATATATTGACGGCGTAGAAGGTCGGATAACTTCTATTAGATCGGTAACCATGACAAGCGGTAGGGATATTGAAATTATTGGGAGGTTTAAACCGTATGAACAGAAAGAAAAGAATTAAACGTTATTTCACGAAAAACAGACCTGTAAAGGTTAATCATATCAAATGCATTGAATGTGGGAAGCCAGTAGATGAAGAAAATTGGATCGAATTCTTATTCGAAACGTGTGGAGAGTGTTTTTAATGAGACAGATTAAAGTTGTATTACCTAAGGATCAGTACAAACCATCTATGAAAGATAAGAAGGAAATGGAATCATGGCTAAAAGAAATGTTAGAAAAAGATAAATACTGGTCAAAGATGAAACGCGGGCCACGATATAAGTTTACTAGGGTTGCTAGGTGGTGCGAACAATGCAATAAACAACTAGAAGCCAGAAACGATTATCAAATGAGATATGGGTTTTGTGATGTCTATTGCGGAGAAGTTTTGTATGGGTTGAGAACGTGATTACGAATTTGACCTATTCGATCGTGTCAATTTGACACAATGCATAGAATCAACGTTTGTTATATTATTCCAAAAATCTTGTCAAGTGTGTGATGCAAAGTAAGAATTTAGAGTTATCAAGGGTTCAAGGCTATGTATAGAAAGTATTATTTTACTATTGCAAATTTTCATGTTATATATAATAAGGAAGTTAAATGATTTTAAAAGAAAAACCGCTGATGTTTTGGCCTTAATGGATAAGTCTATTTATAAATAAATCGAAAGAAAACTAAAACCATAAAACCAAAAGGAGATTAATCACATGAATAAATCTAAAACTATTAAACAAAGCGAGAGAGAAAAAGAATATAGCGATCTATTAGTGATCTATGAACATTATATTTATGAAATACCATCTAAAGAAGGTTATACATTAACCGAAAAGGATATGAGCAACCTGATTAAAGGCTATGCAAATAGATTTGGTGATGTAACGCCAGATCAACTAGAGAAACGCTTATATCACGAAATGAGAACATACACAGAATTGATCGAGTCCTTATAACAAGGGCTCTTTTTATTATTATTAAAATAAACTATCTGATAATTTAATAATGACTTTATAAAAGACAATATCTAAAAGTATACAATTCTTGTTTAATAGAATTAGAGGTGTTACTATAGTAATTGTAAGAGGGACACACGCTCTCTTACCTGGTCGGAAAACCAGAACATATTAAATTTTGTATTCGATATACAAGAGAAAATATTCTACATTTAACATCGTTTGTTTTCGTAACCTTGTTAAAACGCCTTACTGTTAGTAATTGCTCACACATACGCTAACAACATCTAATTTCATAATTGCTCAAAGTCTATGTCTATACGTAAAATTCTTGTTTTCTGAAATGGATCGAATCAATGGGAACGGTGAAAGCTGTTTGAATGAATCGAGGGAAGAGACATCTTCCTTTAAGGGCATAAGCGAGTTTTTAATATATGTTCACCTCCAATTGCTATATATATTAACCTTGCTAACTCACACACGTTCTTCTCGTTTGTGCCTTTAAAGGAGGTTGGTTACCTCCAGATCATTGTGAAGATGATAGGTTACTTGTTCATTGTTATATACTCCTCGTTGGTGGGGTTGGACAACCGTTTTGTCCTTCCCTTTAAGGGTAGAAAGCCAGATCGAAAGGTCATAAGTGTTACTTCTATCTTTAAAGGGACGGTTAAAACCGTTACTACTATTTTTTATCTACTGTTAAAAGTAGACCATAGTAAAAAGTGTAGTATTTTTGCGAAATAACATCATGTAACAAATGACAATAAAGTCTCGAAAATTCAAGTGATGGAAAACACACGTACAGAAAACCAGACTGAATAAGGAGTCTTAAAACTTCTCCATAGATGGAAAACTAAAGGAAACCAATACAACTGAATAGCTTGTTTTATGATCCTTTCGGACATATACAAACTTATTGAGACACAAACACATATATGAGGGAAATGAAGTTGAGAAGACAAACTACAAATCGTTGTGCCGAACTAATCAACTTCATGATCTCATAAGGCGTATAAGGTTTTTGTATAACATTTTTATCCCCGTTGGAATTTTTGGTTATACATTGGGCTAGGCATGGCCCAACCTCCTTTTTACCTTGTACGTCTTATGAGGTGTGGAAACCTCTTAATAGCTGTTTTCAGATACCTGGACACTATTATAAACACAAAACAAATAACAATAGAAACTCACTTGCATTGGTGGGTAATTATTGTTCTACTAACAGGTGATACCGTCCTATAACGGTAAATAACTATCAAAGGTTATTATCAAACATACGATAGTTTAATAAAACATGATTCTAACTGATAACTAGGCGATCATGTCACGCACAAAATGGATAGAAACGGATGATAACGATCTAAAGTATATCCGACTCTAAGGAGAATAAAAATGATCCTGGCGTTGATCGCTGGGAATCATGGTTTAGCTATCTGGTATAACAGAGCCTTTAAAACGGGTCTGATAGGGTTCAAGTCCCTACTAAACCATTTCTTTTATAGTTACAAGTTGAGAAACAGGACTTTCGCCAGTCTTGTTTTTTCTACTATAAGAGCAAAAATAAATGAGGTGACAACATGAAAGAGAAGTTGAAAAAGTTAAAACAGGCATTATCTAAACCGTTGAAAAAGATCAAGATCAGCGTGACTATAAATATCAGTCGTGGTTGGTGGTATAGAACATGCGGTTTAGTTATTTTTGGTAGTGCATGGCAATGTGTAGCTGGCGGTAATAGTGCCTGGTATTATTGGGTATTGTTCGTTGCTGGATCATGGCTAGGTATGTACAACCTTGATAAAGGATATGCGAAATTATACCAGGAGGAAGACGGAAATGAACAAGATTACTCTAAAACATATTAATAATATTTTAGATAATACAAAGTTTGAAGTAGATGAAAAACACGGAAAACTAACTATTGTAACAGCTTTATTACCGAACGGTTTTACTGTTACTGAATCAAGTGGTTGTGTTGATCCTGTAAACTACGATAAAAACATTGGCATTGGAATTTGTAAAAGAAAGATTACAGATAAAATTTGGTATTTAGAAGGTTATTGTTTGCAACAAAAACTATATGAAAAAGGTGAAAAATAATGGAAAACACAGTAAATAAAAATCAAGCACATGAATTACAAATCCACGTACAATTAAAAAGCGGTCGCGCGGTATCGTTGGTAGAGGATGTAACGGAAGCTGTACACGATGGTATGACACAAGAAATGCTATATGACGAATTGCGAAAAGATGGTGAAATGACTAGTGTTACAGGCCAGAAACAAGGCGGTAATATTGTGATGATCCCACTAGATGCTATCGACTTTGTAGAAATGAATATCCGAACTTTTGATAAAGAGACTATTTAACGTCTCTTTTTTCTTTGAATCTAATTCTATTAAACAATTATGTTATAATTATAGAGTAACTACAGAAGTAGTAACCTAAAGGAAGGTGGAAAGAATGGATCATGGATTAAACGAAAGGCAAAAAAGATTTGCTGATTATTTCATAGAAACGGGAAATGCAACTGAAGCATATAGAAGGGCTGGTTACGATTGTAAAAGTGATTCTATAGTATCGGCTGGTAGTTCTCGTTTGTTAAAGAATGTTAATGTTTCAGCCTATATTGATTCTCGGATGTCTGACGTTGATTCTAAGCGTATTGCGGACGGTAATGAAGTATTAGAGTTCCTAACGTCTGTAATGCGTGGAGAAGCTACAGGAAAGACGTTACGCGGTGTTGGTATGGGTGAACAAGTTATCTCAACAATAGAGCCGTCAATAGGTGAACGGATCAATGCGGGAATTCAATTAGGTAAACGTCATAGGTTATGGATTGAACGCCAGGAAAATGAGACAACGGCAAACGTAACGATCAATGGATCAATTGGAGACACTTGTCCAGACTGTAACAAACATTATAGGGAGTGTGAATGTTAATGAATCTTTTCTACAGATTGAAAGATGATGAAGGGCTTATTGAATGTAAAAAGGGTGATCTATTCGACTTACACGAACCGTACGATTTAGAACACGCTATATTTTTAGATAAGGACAAAAGAGAGGTTTTATTGAAGTTTGACAGATTAGAAATTACCCCAACATGCGACAAGTGCGGTTATTTCTACAATAGAAAGGCTGAGTGTTTATGTCTACGTTAGAAGCCTGGCAATCTATTGCTATATCTATTCTGCTGTTATCAATGGTTACTGTACCTATGGCCCTGCTGAATAGATGTGAGAGGAAAAGAAAGAAATGAGTAACAACATTCATGTAGATATGCGAAACGTGATAAGCCCGCGTTTTCGTAAAGTTTATTATCTATCTGAAATGCGTGATTGTTTACGTTATGTGTTAAAGGGTGGCCGTGCGTCTGGTAAAAGCTACTTCATACCATTCCGCATACTAATGGACATCATGGAATATCCGATCTCATGGCTGGTATTACGTAAGGTACAGAATACAGTTGTTAGATCGGTATTTGAACAGCTAAAAGAAGCAATGGAGATATTAGGTATTGCTCATTTATTCCGTTGTATACCGTCACGCCTGGTGATTGAGTACAAGCCCAGAGGGAATAAGATATATTTTCTCGGATGTGAAGAACCAGAACGGATCAAGTCTATTAAAGATGCTAAGTTTCCGATCATGGGTTTATGGGTGGAAGAGATCGGTGAGTTTAGAAAAGAAGAAGAAATATCCATCATTGAGAAATCAATATTACGTGGTGAGTTTGAGATCAAGCCAGAGCATAGGCCAGAACTACCAAATTATGAATATACCTTTTTCTACAGCTATAACCCTCCTAAAAGGCGGGCCCACTGGCTAAACAAGAAATATAACAGTTCATTCATACCAGATAACACACACGTAAACCATTCAACGTATTTAGATAACAAACATTTAACAAAGGCATTCTATGAAGAAGCCGAGATTGAAAAGGAAATGAACCCGTTAAAATATCGGTGGGAATACCTGGGCGAAGCGATAGGGTCTGGTGTTGTGCCATTCGATAACATTGTTAGTGCTGAAATAACGGACGAACAGATCAGTCAATTCGATAACATACGCCAGGGGATTGATTTTGGGTATGCTACTGATCCGCTAGCATTTGGCCGTATGCATTTTGATAGAAAGAAGAACACGTTATACATATTCGATGAATTGTATGGAGTGCAAATATCAAATAGGAAGTTAGCTGAATGGATCAAGAAAAAGGGATACCAGGACATTGAAATAACATGTGATAGTGCCGAGCCAAAGTCTATTGCTGAATTAAAGAACGAACACGATATAAGAAAGGTGAAGGGTGCTAAGAAAGGGCCAGATAGTGTTGAGTACGGCACGGAATGGCTGGGCGATCTATACGCGATCGTTATTGATCCGAAACGTTGCCCTAATACATTGAGTGAGTTTGAAAACGCTGATTGGGAAACGGATAAGGACGGCAACCCTAGACCACGTTTACAAGATAAAGATAATCACACAATTGATATGGTGCGTTATGCAATGGAGAAGGACATGAAGAAACAAGGCAAAGTAAGAAGTATGAGCCGATCACAATTAGGATTCTAGAAAGGAAGATAAGATGCTTACATTTGAAGAAGCGAAAGAATTTTACTTTGATTTTCGTATCAAAGAAGGAGTTGGAAATAGTAAAGGGTATTTGGCCCTGCAAAAACTATACAAATACTACATGGGACATCATGAAATAAAGAATAAGAAGGATAGGAAGAACGGTAACAAGACGTTTAGGATCGTTCACAACTTCCCTAAGTACACGGCAACGATCAGCACAGGTTATTTCATGGGAATGCCTGTAACGTATAACACAACGGAAACTGAAGCGTTAGAGCCAGCACTTGACATAATGGATGAAAACGACGGACAGACAGTAGATTATGATAATGCCCTTGATATGTCTATTTATGGCCGTGCATTCCGCTTGTTCTATCACGATGAAGAAGGCGAATTGAATTATAAAGACATTGATCCACGTCATACGATCGCTGTCTATGATGACTCTATTAAACCTAAGATCACAGACGTTATTCGTTTTAGTGAGACAGTAACGAAAGATAATGAAATCAAGGTAGAAATGACGATCTATGACAAGGTGCAATACATTAAATACTCGTTTGTGTATGAAGGAAAGATTTTAGGACAACCATTAAACGAAATCCTGGACATTTCCATTGAGAACATGAGCCAGGAAGAAGAACAGGCACACAACATTGTAGATGAAGACGGAAACCCACGTATTCCCGTTATTAAGATACAGAACAATAAGTTTGAATTAGGAGACTATGAAGATATTCTACCAACTATTGACGCGTACAACGATCTGCAATCTGGATCAATGGAAGACTTATCTGACTTCACTGACGCGATCCTAAAGCTGGTTAACATGAATGAAACAAACCAGGATGATATAAACAGCCTAAAAGAAGATAAAGTAATGCTGTTAGATGAAAACGGGGATGCTGAATGGCTTGTAAAACAGATCAATGACACGTTTAACGAGAACATGAAAACCCGTGTAGAAAACGATATTCACAAATATACATTCGTTCCGAACATGAATGACAAGGAATTCGGCGGTAACCTGTCTGGGATCGCTATTAAATATAAATTGTTGGCCCTGGAGCAAGTACGCGGGCAAAAAGAGCGTATGTTTAACCGTGCGCTAACAGATCAATTAGGGATCATCAAAGGATACCTTGATAAGTTGCCAGGATCAAAAGAGTTTGGATTAAAAGACGTCAAAATTCAATTTACACCTAACTTACCAGCTAACTACTTAGAAGAAGCTGATCTTGTTGTGAAATTGCGTCAAGCTGGACTACCAGATAAGTTTATCTATCAATATCTATCTGCTGTACAAGACATTGAACACTTAATAGAAATGAAGAAAGAACAGGAGGAAGAAGAGTATGACTCGTACAAAGATACTTTCAGTGGGGAAAATGATAACGTGGAAGAACAAGGAAAGAACGATGCTACACAAGAGCGACAACTTTCTGACGGTGACGAGGATCAAACGCCAGGAAAAGGAAAGTAGATCATGAATAGTGAAATGTATTGGGCCAAACGCGCTGAAGCCCAGGAAGCGAAAGGATACATTGAAGCCGAGAAACTAGAAAAGCGTATGCGTCAATCATTCGCACGCGCTGAAAAGGAAGTAACGGCCGAAATGCGGGCCTATCTATCGCGAAAGGGTTTTGATTATAGCGAATTAGTCAAGGCTCTTAATAAGCGTGAGAAACATGACAGGCGTATTAGTTTAGTGGATTTTCTGAATGAATTACAGAATAGTGATCAGATCATAGCGCCGAACATTGCCCAGGATGTGAAAGCCCACCTGGACATGAAAAAACTTAGTAGATTAGAAGCTGTACAAAGTGAAATGCTAATCAAGTTAGGAAAAATAGCGTTGACAGAAGAAAAAAGCCTTTGCAACCTATTTACATCAACGTTTAAGGACACTTTGATCAGTAATAAATACGACTTTTACAGACACGGTATACAAAGTAAGGTCTATGAAATTAATGACAAGATGATTGAAAGTGTGTTAAGTTACCCCTGGAGTGGTAACCAATTCAGTGATCGTTTATGGGAGAATAAGAGAACACTATTATTCCATTTACGAGGTGAGTTGACACAAGGCGTTCTCCAGGGCCTACATGCTGATGAAATAGCTGTACGGTTTGCGGAGAAGATGAAAGCGCCGTTGCGGAATGCTATTACTATGATCTATACAGAGCAAGCCTATTTCTACGGAAAGGCCACGTTAGACAGTTATGAAGAAGCTGAAATTGATAAGTACAAACTACATGTAACATTTGATGCCAGGACTTCACAACGCTGTCGATCGTTAGACACTGGAAAGATTTATATAACGGCCGATGCAAGCCCAGGAAGCAATTACCCTCCATTACATGCACGCTGTCGAACACTGGCTATTCCATACTTTGAGGGCATACGATACGCAAATACACGTATGGTACGAGATAAGAACGGAAAGAGCATAGAAACAAACGGTGTGGAAATGACATATAAACAATATGAGAAACTATTTCAACCGAAGTAGGTGATAGAATGAAAGGTTTAGAACAGCAAGACAAAGTAAGTTTAGTAGGCGCTCTATTAGGAGTGTTAGGATCAGCTAGTCAAGAAGTTGATCAAACGTTACTAGATGAAAAAATGACAATCCTAAACGCGGTGACGGATGACACGACACCACGACAACGAAGAGAGTCATTAAAGAAGGTTACAGAACTAATTTTAAAAAGTCTGTAACTATATAATTTTTATATAATAAACGTGGACTTAGACACGGAAAACTAAGGTTTAGTAATAACTTTATAGTCACTGGCGACTTTAAACCAGGAGGTAACAAATGAAAAAAGTATTAGTAAGCACAGGTATTGTGAAACCTGCTATTCGATTAAGTGATATTAAACACGGCCTACAATTCTTTTCTGAAGGTGGAGAAGGTGACGGCGGTGAAGGTTCTGAAGGTGGCGAAAATGGAGAAGGTGGCGCGGTTACATTCACTAAAGAGCAATTAGAGGAACGTGTACAAGCTGAAGTAAATCGCGTTGCTGGTAAAATCCGAAAAGAGGAAGCGCGAAAAGCTAGAGAAACAGCCGAAAAAGAATTCGGTGACAAAAGCAAAACAGAAATTGAAACATTAATGGACGAAATGCGAACGATCAAAGAAGAGCGTGACCAGGAAAAGAAAACTGCTAACGCTTTGAAAATGAAAGATATTGCTATCGCAAAATTAAGTGATGCTGGTTTTGGTGCTGGCTTTGCTATGAACGTGATCGGCGAAACTGAAGAAGAGATTGCAAAGAATGTAGAAGCATTCAAAGCAAATCTGGACGGTGAATTAACTAAGCGCGTTAAAAGTAATTTAGCTGATAAAACACCAGGTGGATCGAAAGACGCTGGCGAAAAAGGCGGTAGTGATCCGATCCGTGACGCTTTCATGAAAGAATGGCAATAAGGATTGTGACCGATGGAATTGAAGTCATTATAAAAGCAATTCCAATACTATTAAACAAAGAGAGAGGATTTACGAAATGACTACATTAAATCTTACTGAAAAGTTTTCACCTTTAGTTGACGAGCGTTTTGCGCCGTCTGCTGTCACAACTGCATCAACAAACCAGGATTATGAATTCACTGGAGCAAAAGGGATCAAAATTACATCTGTTCAAACTGTAGAAATGAATGATTATAAGCGATCTGGTCAAGGTCGATATGGTCAAGCTGATGAATTAGGAAACGATCTACAGGAAGAAATCATGAAAAAAGACCGTTCATTCACATTCACAATGGACAAAATGAACGAGGAAGAAAGTGAAGTAAAGGTTGCACCAGCGATCGCACGTCAAATGCGTGAAGTTGTTATTCCAGAAATCGAAACATACCGCTTAAAAGTTATGTCTGAAGGTGCTGGAACAAAAGTAGACGGTGCTATCACTAAGACAAATGCTTATGAATCCTTCCTAGCTGGTCAAGAAACGTTGGATGATCACTTTGTACCAGAAAACCGCGTGTGTCATGCGACACCTGCATATATCAATAAATTAAAGCTAGACGATAACTACACGAAAGCTAGTGATCTAGCACAAGGAACAATCCTCTTAAAAGGTCAAGTCGGTGAGGTAGACGGCGTCGCTATCATCAAAACACCAAAGTCATTTATGAATGGTCAAGAATTCATTATCACTCATAAGTCGGCAACTGTTGCACCTGTTAAATTGGCTGAAACAAAAGTACACCTTGATCCACCAGGAATTTCTGGAACGTTAGTAGAGGGCCGTTTCTACTATGATGCATTCGTGTTAGACATGAAGAAAAATGCAATCTATGCACACGCTGGAAAAGTTGAAAAGGCTACTGCTAAAAATTAAGAGGGTTTCGGCCCTCTCTTTTTTAGAGATTAACACATGAAAATGATAACTACTTTTGATCGTTACGCTAAATCTACTCAAAAAGAGTATACGGCCATGCAAAAGGAATACATTGAAGACATTCTTATCCCTGTAGTGACAGAGTTTATCGTTGGTTATACTGGCGTTGATTTTGAAGCTGAAGGGCGTGAATTCCCTAAATCTTATGAGGTTGTAGCGTTTAGATTAATAACTTATCACTTATCTGGCGAAGGTGCTGACGTTGTAAGCGAGCAAATGGGATCGTATCGCGTTCAATACGGGCCAGAAGGGATTTATCCCAAAACATTATTAACAGGGCTATCAAGGCGAATGAGAACACCAAGTGTGCGTATTCGTGGGCGTAGGCCAGAAGGAAGGTAACAAATGCGGATCGCGGGATTACTGGCCAAGCACGGCAAACCTACGGAAATACAGCGTAAAGGCGAACGGGACAAGAAAAACCCGTATGACAAAGGCGAATTTAAGAAGATTAATGAGGTTGTAGCCATTGTTGATGAATTGGTAACAGGATCACCAGCGGGCTTTAAACAGGATCGCATTGTTAACTCAACTGACGCTATTATGTATTGTTCCGTTATTGATGTAAGGGCTGGAGATAAGGTTATACAAGATGGGAAAGAGTACCGTGTAACTAAAGCGTCAAACCCTTATAACTCTAACGATCATATAGAAGTCGCGCTGGATGTGTGGTCATAATGGGCGAATTCATATCAAGGCGCGCTGAATGCGAAAGAAGAACGGCACAATTGCAAAAAGTGGCCCTTCAAAGAGCGATCAAACATATTGAAGCACAAGCGAAGATAAACACCAGGAAAAAGAGTGGCGCAACTGCCAGAACAATTACAAGTAAAGTAACTGGTGAAGGTCAAAACTTACAGGCAATTGTGGGCGGGAACGATGACAATTTAATATATGAAGAATTCGGAACGGGTATTTATTCCGAGAAAAATGGCCGAAAAACACCGTGGAAGTACAAGGATAAAACCACAGGTAAATGGTACGTTACACGCGGTAAAAAGGGAACACGGGCCATGCGTAAAGCTGGAGAGAGTTCGAAAGGCCAAATAAAACAAATTATTGCGCAAACAATGAAGGGTGGTATGGGTAAATGATCCAGGTTGTTGAGTACGTCAATGAATTGTTGTGGGACATTGCTGATCCACTCGGAATTGATGTGCATTATGAGGAAGCTGTAGGCGAAAATATACAACTGCCTTACATGGTATTCGATCTGCAAAGTGACGCTACTATGAGTAAGTACAGTGAAAAGTTTACGGTAACTGTAAATATATGGGGTGTTTCCGAACACTTCAAAAAACTGGACATTGCGAGCCAGGAAATCTATGACGCGGTTGTAAATCGTACATTGATCAATGCATGTAAACCGCTAACGATCCAAACTGATTTTATATCTAGAATGAATCTACCTGTCGATGATCTCGAAATGAGGTGTAAAGAAGTTAGATTCAGCCTAGTTAAATATAGAACGTCAGGACATGACACAAAATAATCCATGAGGTGACAAAGCATGATTGCACAATTTAATAAATTCACGCCAGAAAACATTGTATTGGGATCTGGTACAGGCATTTTCTTTAACTGGAAACAAGGTGAAGAAAAAATGATCGACGTAGGGGCTACACAAGGTGACTTGTCATTTACTTATGCACCTTCTTTAGAAGCTATTAAAGCACGCGGTGTGCGCGGTAAGGTGAAAGGCCTACAATATGTATCTGAATCAGAAACAAAGATGAAAGCGGGCTTCCTGGAGTGGATCAGAAAAGAATTAATCAAACACTTCTTATTGAATGCTCAAATTAGTGAGTATACACAAGACGGAACAGAGCCAGGAAAAGTAAAAGGTAAAGGCGTGATCATTCGCGGAAATGAAAACCTTATGAACGCTTGTGGGAATGATGTTTACATTGATGACATTACTGTAATTGGTCGAAGTAATGACGGTAACATTTATCGAATCACGATGTTTAACGCGTTGCCTACATCTGGTTTTGAAGCTGTATTCAGTGAAGCTGAAGTTGCTCCAGAGGTGGAATTCACAGGACATAACGATCCAAACGATCCAATGACGCCACCATTTGAAATTGAAATCTTTGAGCCAGACGGTAAGTGCGGGCCAGACTTTGAAAAAAATCATGCGCGTGTATTTATAGACGCTGAAAAGATCGAAGAATAAATAACAGAGGGTTTCGGCCCTCTTTCTAAATACTAAAATACTTATCTCGGAAGGATGTTATATAAATGGAATCAGTACAATTCGAACTATTAAATGGTAATAAATACACTATGAAAGAGCCTAACGCAATGCAACGCATGGTAATTGCTGGTTTGGCTGGTAAACATCAATTATTAGGTGACGTACCTGCAAGTGACGTTGATAACTTCTTTAAAAGTGCGCGAAAGCAAGCTGAAGGGAAGAAACTAACTGATAAAGAGAATTCAAGTATGTTCAACTTTGCAATGCTGTTAAACAACAAAATTCTAATGATGATGGGTGAAGATGCTGAAGCAATGTTCAACCTTATGGCGGGTATGTCAGACCTTCCTAAAGGTGAAATGAAAGAGTTATGCGGATCAGATTTTGACATTGTATTCAATGCATTTAAGCGTGTTGGTGGTATTTCGGCTTTTATGAAATCCGTGACGAACCTAAGCATGTAATAGGCACTATTATTGATCGCATGGCTAAACGTTACGGATCGTTAAAGGATGTGTTAGAACTTCCCTGGAGTTTCTTAATAGATTTATATATGACTGTAACGGACAAGGCCATTGAATACGATATGCGCTGGGACGCTTATATAAATAATCCTTTCCGTGATAAGTCATTTAGTGATTACTTAATTGAAACAGGTTACCACGATGGAGGTAACCAAAAGAAGAAAGAAAGTCTACCTGTTGAACAAGTCATGGCAAATGCGCGCGAATTAAGTAAACAGTTTAGGAGGGAATAAGGTTGGAAGTATTCAAGATATTCGGAACGCTAGGTTTAAAAGATACTGAATACAGGAACGGCCTAAGAAGGAGTGAGAACGAGGGGCGAAAAGCCTCTCAATCTATCTCTAATGGCTTTAATCCTGTTAACAAAACATTTGGCATGGTTGGCGCTAGCGCTGTAGCAATGGGTATAGGCCTTGCTGGAGTTGCTGGCGCTTCTTTAGGTTTAGCGGCTGGAATGGTCGGCGCTGTAAAAGAAGGTATGTCATTTGAAAAACAAATGAGTAAAGTACAGTCTATTAGTGGGTCATCTGGCCATGAAATGGGAGAATTAACCGCAAAAGCCCGTGAATTAGGTAAGTCAACCCGCTATAGTTCCACTGAAGTTGCTGAAGGTTTTGAATTTATGTCTTTAGCTGGTTGGAATGCTAGTCAACAGGTTAGCGCGATCGGCCCGCTGTTGAACATGGCCACGGCTGGAAACATGGAATTAGGACGGGCAACCGATATTGTAACCGATACGATGACAGGTTTTAGTATGCAAGCGAACGAAGCTGGAAAAGCGTCAGATTTATTCGCGGTTACACAGTCAAAAACAAATACAAGTATTGATCAATTAGGGGAAGCAATGAAATATGTTTCGCCAGTTGCAAACGCGTTTGGTATGGACTTATCAGAAACAAACGTTATCCTAGGAGAATTCGCTAACGCTGGTACAAAAGGATCAATGGCGGGTACTGCTTTGCGTGCTGGTTTATCTCGTTTAGCTGGACCACCTAAAGAAGCGAGCAAGGCCCTTGACGCGTTGGGTGTTTCAACAACTAACACCGATGGATCAATGAGAAATATCCGTGATATTGTCGGCGATTTATCGAAAGGTTTCAGCAATTTATCACAAGAGCAACAAATTGTTTCCGCAAAAGCTATTTTTGGGCAAGAAGCCTTTTCTGCATGGTTGCCAGTTATTAAAGGTGGTACAGCGGAATTCGATAGATTAAAACGTTACATGGATATGTCAAGCGGGTCTGCTGATATGATGGCCAAAGTCATGTCTAACAACCTTGATGGAGCAACTAAAAACATGATGTCAAGTGCATCAAACCTGGGATTGGTTTTATATGACAAAATGACACCAGCCTTAATGAGTGCAACAAATGGAACAACTGGACTTATCGAAGGAATTACAAACTATCTTGATCCAACTGGACAAGCTGTAGAAGCAACGCAATTGCTGGCGGGTACAAAAAACCAGTTAGCAATGGAAGAATTAATTTTGGGTAATGAATTGAAACAAGGGATCATTAATCAAGAACAATATGATCAAAAGTTAGCCGATGCAAAACAGCTTATGGAAGAAAACCTAACTGCAAAAGGTATGTTAGCGACTAAAGAACAAGAACTGGCCCAGCAACTTGACGCGGGATTGATCACACAAGAGCAATATGACGCACAAATGCGAGAAGCAAAAGTTGTCATGGAACAACGCGCCGAAGCTGTACGTTTAGCCCAGGAAAAGGAAGCACAATGGTCCACTGTAATTGAGGGAATCATGGGGCCTTTACAAACTTTAGGTACTGCCTTTGTTGATTTATGGAATGCAAAGTCTGGTCAAGGTGTCCCGAATAGCGCAAAAGAGATTTTCACACAAATGGGGCTATCTCCAGAAGCGCAAGAAATGGCAATGGCTGTTATTGAAGGTGTTAAACAGGGTATTGATTTGATCATGGCCCTGGTTACGGGTGATTGGGGAGAAGCTAGCAAGATAGCGGAAAAGATCGGGCTAACGCCAGAAACTCAACAAACAATAGCTGACGTTGTAACAGGCGTTATCAGTATTGTAACAAACTTAGCTAGCGGTGTAATGTCTCTTATCGGCCCTATCGGATCGTTCATATCTATGTGCTGGGATGGCATTTTACAGGTTACTAATGCTGTTTGGGGTGCTATTTCTCCATATGTAACAACTATAGTAAACCAGGTGAATTCTGTTGTAACATCGGTAATCGGCCGTGTGAAATCATTCTGGGATAATAACAACCAGGCAATAAAACAGATAACTGAAGTTATTTGGGGTGTAATTTCGGTAGTATTCCAAACAGCACTAAACGTTATCCTGGGCATTATAACAACTGTTTTTCCTGTAGTTCGTGGTATTATCGAAACGGTAATGAACGCGATACAATTAGTAATATCACTTGTTTTAAACTTGATCACTGGAAATTGGGAAGGTGTCTGGAATTCAATAGTTACATTCTTCCAACAAACATGGGATACGATAGTGAATGTTGCTGACGGTGTTTTAAACGGCCTGTTATCATTCTTCCAGGGTACTGTTAACACAATAGGTACAGTGTTCAAAGTTGTAACAAAAGCTATAGGCGGACCATTTGAAGACGCTTGGAAGACTGTTGATAAAGTTGTCGGATGGATCGGAAAAGCTGTAGATAAAGTGAAAGGTTTCATAAGTGGTATAGCGGATTCTGCAAAGGCTGTTGGTGGTGCTGTCGCTGGCGCTCTAGGTTTTTCTGCTCCTGCTCCTGCATCTGGTGGTGGCCGTAGTATGGCTGTATCCTCTAGTGTTGGCGGTTTCGCAAACGGTGGTGTATTTAAACCAGGTATGGAACGTATGGTTAAAATCGGTGACGCTAAAGGCTACGATGAAGCGATCATGCCATTAAATGACGATGTATTCCAGAAGATCGGAAACGGTGTAGCGGAATCGTTAGGCGGTACAGGTGGCAAAGATCAAGATATTCATTTGACTGCTAAAGTTGAAATGGACGGAAAAGTTGTAGGTGAATTAGTTGCTGACACTGTAGAGCGTGTAAACACTAGAAAGAAAGAAACTAGAAAACTATTTTAAGAGGTGAAAGAATGAAGTGTTTTGATAAATTAGCATTCTTTAGTTTTAACGGAAAAAGAAATGATAAGGTGATTCCATTACAGGGCGTTAAACGTCCTGCGTGGGCCCCTATTGAACGAACATTCTTAGAAGTACCGCATTACCCTGGCGGTCGTTTATTGCGTACAGAAACGAAAATGAGAGAAATTTTAATACCTGTAGCATTCATCTATGAGACATCGGAACAAGGCGAAAAATTAAAAGAAGAATTGGCCGATTGGCTTTATACAGATCAACCAGCCGAATTAATTTTCGATGATGAAAAAGAACGTACTTATTTAGCTGTTATTGATGATGAACTTGATCCAAACCAATTAGTCGATATTGGACAAGGTGTGTTGAAATTTATATGCCCTATGCCCTACAAATTAGGAAAAACACAAAATGTAGAATTCAAACAAGATTCATCATCGGAACAAAACGTATATTTCACAAATAAAGGCACTATAGAAGCAAAGCCGATCATTGAATTAGAAATGACGAAACCAGCGACAAACCTTGATGTATGGTTTGGAAACTACCCTAATGAGCGCCGATATTTCCGCATTGGTCAACCTATGTCAATTGAAGATAAGCCAGTACAAGAAAATGAGCGCGTGTTATGGGATGAAATGAACAATTTAGTTGGTTGGACCGACGCGGGGAAAACAGTACCAGGAATGGAAAGCACGGGTAAATTTAAAGTGAATGAAGGACGATACGCGTTTGAAGTTGAAGATTTTGGCCCGCCGAAAGACAGATCATTTACAGGCCCTATCCTAAAACGATCAATACCAGGTGGCCCGCTTACTGACTTTAAAGTTGAAGCATATGTGACACTGAAAGCTAAAAACTTCTATGAAATGGGACGCGTTTCATTGTTCTTACTAGATGAACAAGGCGAACTTGTCGCCGACATTAACATGAACGATCTTTATTGGACTGTAGAGAGAACACACGGTTATGCTGTTATCGGAAACAAAAGTCAACCGAATAACACTAGGAAAATGTTTGATTCTGGTGGTAACGGCAATACTGCTTTCAATAACTTTTACGGTCGTATATCAATAGCTAGACGCGGGCGAACGTGGTCTGTATACTTTGCTAGATTCAGAAGCGGAACAGAAATAGACGACGCTAGCGCGGTGCAATACTTTACTGATGATGAAAAGAATCCTATGACAGTAACGGGAAGAAGAGTGGCCCAGGTAGCTATAGGTATTCAACGTTGGCAAGATAATGCGCCAGTCGATCTCATGAGAATAGACGATCTTAAAATTTGGAAGGTCAACAAAGTGCCAAACGGCGGGAAGCCTTTTTTGCTGGACACTGGCGACAAAGTTATAATAGATACAGAGCGTTCACTTGTTACAATCAACGGAACGGACGCTATTTCCGCTAAAGATATTTTTAGTTCATTCCCTAAGATCATAAGAGGGGAAAACAGACTTTCAATTATGCCACCAGACATAAAGGGAAAAGTAACATATAGAGAGAGGTACAGATAATAAATGCAAAATACAGAACTTCACATAATAGACTTTAAAACACAATCCATCGTGGCTACATTCCAGGACCAAGACTATTGGGATGATATGCGAGAGTGGGAATTAAAAAATAATGTTGACATTCTAGAATTCAAAGTCTTTGATGGGACGCGCCAATCAGTGACGTTACAACAACAAAACCTGGTATTGCGCCAGGATCGACAAGGAAATGTAATTCCGTACACTATCGAAGACGAAGTTGAAAAAACGGCAAAAGATCGTTCTATCACAGTTAGGGCGGTCGGATCATGGACAGGGTTAAGGAAGGCTGGCTTTATACGTCCGCAAAAGTTAGAAGGTCTTACAGCACATCAATATGTAGCGCTAGCAACTAAAGGCACTAAATGGCAACCAGGCAACATTGATTATGCATCATTTAGAACAATGACATTAGACGAGTTCACCGATCCTCTAACTCTATTAAAGAAAACAGCAACTTTATTTAACAAGGAGTTGCAATATCGTGTAGAGGTTGAGGGATCAACTATCACTGGCTGGTATGTTGATTTAATCGAAAAAGTTGGTCGTGTCACTCGCAAAGAGGTTGAACTAGGGAAAGACTTAATTAACGTTACACGTATTGAACACACAAAGAATATCTGTACTGCATTATTAGGTTTCGCGCGCGGTCAAGATAACGAGGTTATCACAATTGAGGGCATCAACAACGGTGCTCCTTACATTGTTGATAATGAAGCATTTCAGCGCTGGAGTGAGAACGGTCAACATAAATATGGTTTTTATCAACCAGAAACAGAAGGAGAAATTGACGCAAAACGTCTTATGACTCTTATGAAAACCGAAATGGAGAAAAGAAAGAATTCTTCAGTCGGATATGAAGTAGACGCGATTGACATTGCTGAAGTGTTTGGTTTACGTCATGAATTGATCATGAAGGGTGACACAATCGGCATTAAAGACACGGCGTTTACACCTGCATTGTATTTAGAAGCGCGAGCGATTGGCGGTAAGGAGTCGAACAGTAACCCAGATAGAAATAGTTATACATTCGGTGAATATCATGAGATTGTTGACTATGACGCTGAAATGCGAAAAATGTACAACCGTGTGCAAGGATTACTTGAAAATAAGGCGGGTAAACCTCTATTAGATCAACTTAATAAACTTGTACAAGAACAAGAAAAGAAAATGGCTGAAGTTGTCGAAACTAATCAACGTGTAACAGAGATAACAGAAAAGTTAGAAGAAATGGTTACTCAAAATTCTGTAACGATCCACGACGGGCCAAACCCGCCAACAGAAGGATTAAGAGAAGGAAAGTCTTTGTGGTTGGACACTTCAAACGGAAAACCTGGAATCCTTAAAATATACCGTGGTGGTAAATGGGAAAACGTTAATGAAGATTTTAGCGGACTAGAAAAACAAATTCGTGACCAGGTACAAAAAGATGTACAAGCTACGACAGATCAATTAAACAAAAATGTACAAAACATGGAGAAAAAAGCTGGAGAACTAGAAAAAGAATTCGGAACGCTTAAAGGCTCGCAAGAGTCCCTTGACAGGATCACAAAAGAATTAGTAGAGAATGACAAGGGCACGCAAGAAAGTATCCGACAAATCAAAGGTGACGCGTCTAAGATAGAGGAAAACATAGTATTGATCGGAAAAACCTTAGATGGGTTCACACAAGAGGTATCACAACTAAAGAAAACAGATAGTGAATTAAAAGAAACAACAGTTAAACAACAACAGTCGATCAATGGTATCTCAAATTCTATTTCTGAAGTGAACAAAAGTTTAAGTGGTCAATCTCAAAAACTAAATACTTTAGAGAGCACAGTGGACGGAAATAAAAAGTTGATCCAGAAAGTTGAAAAAGACACAGACAGTCTAGGGACTGGAATTAGTGAACTAAAAAAAGAAACATCCGAAATAAAAGAAGAGGCTGGCAAAATTTCTACTAAACTAGAAAAAGTAGAAGCGCGCACGGTTGGTGTTGAAAATTGGCTGATTAATACAGGCCCAAACGAAAAACCACAAACAATTGGTATGATCGGCGGTGCTCAAGTAAATAAAGCTAAATTCATCGTACAGCCTGGTGAATACATTGTATTAGAATGTTTGGATCATACTGACTCTTTCTATCAATTCCATTTAGATAACACAAAAATGGGTGACTTTGAAAAAGATAAAGATATGACTATATCTATTGATATGCAAAATGATTATCAAGTTGACTTTTTGTTATTTCAATTTATCAACGGTGTATGGAATGAGAATGTACAAAAAGGGATACCCGCATCAAGTGCATGGAAGCGTGAGTCATGGACATTTAAGGTTGATCCGAAAGCCACAGGCTGGGGATTAAGAATAAGGTTTGCTAGAAACGCAAATTCTGTAGGTAAAAGATTGCGTATGAAAAAAGCAAAACTTGAAAAAGGATCAATACCTACAGACTTTTCAAAGTCAACTTATGAATTAGAACAAAGTTTCAACGGCGTAAAAGAACGTATTGAGAAAACGGAATCTATCGTTAATGACGCTGGTGATCGTAACTATGTACGTAACGGGGACTTTACGCACTATTGGGCTGATGATGGCCTACAATGGGACAAGGCCCTAAACGGTAATTTGCGCGCTGGCAATTGGTCGCCTGGTTATAATGCTGGAACAACAAACCCTACAAAGGGTTATCACATGCACGTTAATGATAAAAAGTTCGGTTATCCTGTAGTTGCTGTCATTAACAAAAATGGTCAATTCGGAATGGCTAAAAGGTGGCTCGGAATGCCACAAGAAATGCCAGCTAGTTTCCGAAACGATTTCCAGCCAGGTGATACATACACAATCGCCTTAGATGTTTGGACAGAAACAGCAAACAACAAAATAGCGGTAGGATTACACCACTTCATCGAGGGTAACAATTCAATGGGCTTTCATAGTGGAGGTACGCCAGAATTGACGATCAACCCTGTTAAAAAGTGGGTTCGTGTTCATGCAACAATGAAATTACATGATAAATCAGAAATGAAAAAAGGTTTTAGTTTGTATGTTTATGGCGATCGTTCTGCTGATGGTAGTGAGTGCTACTTCAAAAATGTATCCGTGTTAAAAGGATCAATGCCAAAAGCGTTTGCGCCTTCACCAGAAGACGGAGTGAAAGAAACGTTATTTAATCAGAAAGTAACGGAGATCACGAAGGATGCTGACGGGATTAAGACAAACGTGAAAAGCCTTACAGAGTTAACAACTAAACACGGCCAACAGATCACAAGTTCAGAAACGAAAATGAAACAATTGTCTGACGAAATAAGCGCAAAAATGACATCTAAACAGGTAGAAGATTATGTTGCTGGTGTTGGTATGACAAATGTTTTACGTAACGCCGATTTAAAAACAAGTCTGAAGACACCTTATTTCGGGGTTACACCAGGGACAACAATTACAGATTCTAAGTATAGGGCTTTCAATACATTCTGGAGCGATAAAACGGGCCGAACTGCTGACGATTGGCAAGGCGCTATTTCTAATAGATACCCGTGTCAAGGTGGCGAAGATTTTGTTGGTTCATGTTGGTTCGCTACTGATAACCCTGGATCAATTGATAACGGCGCTTACATGGAGTTAGAACAGTGGAACAGCGCTGGAGCAAGAATAAAAACAGATAGAATCCAATTAAAACCACAACAAACATGGCAAAGAGCGGAATTAACCATGAAAACAGAAGCTACAACAGTAAGCGTAACATGGAGATACTACGTTCAAAGAAATGGCCGTTTGCGTGTCGGTATGCCTATGTTACAGCGTGGTAAGGTTGCTAGTGAATTCCAGGTTAACCCTGCTGACATTGCTGACGTTGATGCTTTAAGAGAAGATATTGCAACTCGTATCGCAACAGAAGAGTTTAACAAAGTTGTTACCCAGATCAACAGAGAGATCAAGGCAAACAAAGAAGGAATTGAAATAAAAGCTGACGCGAACAAGGTATACACGAAACAAGAAGCCGATGGAACATTTGCTAAAGAATCGCACGTAAAAACGTTAGAAGCTAAAATTCTAGTGAACGAAAGAAATATCAGTCTATCAGTAAAAGAGAATGATATTATTTCAAAGATCAACATGTCTAAAGAAACAATTTCGATTGAAGCTAGACGAATTAATTTGATCGGTTTTGTTACGGCCCAACATATTAAGGGGTCTGTTTTAGAAGGTGTTCGCATCAAGACAGCGCCGTCTGGTAAACAAAGATGGGTTGAATTGAATGAACAACATATTAACTTGTATGACAAAGGTATTAACCGTATGTATTATGGTTTCTACGATTCTGGTAACGATGTACAGCCTACAATTGTACTAGGTAAAGGATCAAC